TAGAAAAACAAGTAGGAGGTAAACATTATAAAAATATGAAAATACAACCTGCTGAATTTATTAACGAAAATAAGTTGCTTTTTGCAGAGGGCAACGCTATAAAGTATATATGTAGGCACTCTCTAAAGGGAGGCATACAAGATATAGATAAGGCTATACATTATCTAGAAATGGTGAAAGAGAGAGATTACGAATGAGAAGAACGCAGATACCACTATTTGCACCTGAAACAGAATGGGTTGCACCGCACGAACTAAAAGATTTATCAGGAGCCAAAGAAGTAGCTATTGACTTAGAAACCTATGATCCTGAATTAACTACGTTAGGGTCAGGTAATGTCATAGGAAGAGGGCACATTGCAGGCGTTGCGGTGGCCGTAGAGGGCTGGTCAGGCTATTATCCGATAGGTCATGAGGGTGGTGGAAATATGGATAAAAAACTCGTTTTAGAGTGGGTTCAAGATCTAGTTAATCAAGAAAAAACTACCTTTATATTTCATAATGCAATGTATGACGTCTGCTGGTTAAGACAAGCAGGTATAAAAATTAGAGGTAAGATTGTTGACACTATGATTGCAGCGTCTTTAATAGATGAGAATAGATTATCTTATGCATTAAACACGTTAGCTAAATTTTATGTGGGTATTGGTAAAGATGAAAAAATTTTACAAGAAGCAGCTAAAAGTTATTCGGTAAATCCTAAATCAGAAATGTACAAACTTCCTGCTATGTATGTAGGAGAATATGCTGAAAGAGATGCTGAAGCTACATTAAAGTTATGGCAAAGATTAATTATTGAATTACATAATCAAGAACTTATGGATGTGTTTAATCTTGAAACTAAATTATTTCCTTGTTTAGTAGACATGAGATTCAAAGGTGTAAGAGTTGATCTTGAACATGCAGACAAATTAAAGAAAAATTTAATGCAACGTGAGTTTAAAATAATTAGTAAAATCAAAGAGTTGACAGGAATTGATGTAGAAATACATGCAGCTAGAAGTATAGCAAAAGCGTTTGACAAATTAAAATTACCATACGACAGAACAGAAAAAAGTAATGAGCCTAGTTTTACTAAAAACTTTTTACAAAACCATCCACATGAATTAGCTAGATCAATTGCAGACGCAAGAGAGATTAACAAAGCGCATACAACTTTTATAGATTCTATTACAAAACATTCTGCTAATGGTAGAATTCATGCAGACATAAATCAAATAAGATCAGACCAAGGTGGAACCGTGACCGGTAGATTTTCTATGAGCAATCCAAACTTACAGCAGATTCCAGCAAGGCATCCGGAACTCGGACCGATGATTAGATCTATATTTATTCCAGAAGAAAATACTACCTGGGGTTCATTTGACTATTCACAACAAGAACCTAGAATTTTAGTACACTATGCTAAACTACAAAATTTAGAAGGTGTAGATGAAATTGTAAATGCATACAATGCAGGTGATGCAGACTTTCACCAAGTTGTTGCAGACATGGCAGGAATAGAACGTAAGCAAGCTAAAACAATTAATTTAGGTTTAATGTATGGTATGGGTAAAAATAAATTAATGGCAGAACTAGGATTGATGAAAGAATCTGCAGAAAAATTAATTAGACAATATCATGCAAAGGCTCCATTTGTTAAAAAACTTATGGACAATGTAACTCGTAAAGCAGAAGACAGAGGTAAAATTAGAACTTTAGGAGGCAGAGCATGTCATTTTGATTTATGGCAACCAACACAATTTGGTATATTTAAACCTTTACCACTAGAAATGGCTAGAAAAGAATATGATGAGCCATTAAAACGTGCATTTACTTACAAAGCGTTAAACAAATTAATACAAGGATCAGCTGCAGATATGACAAAAAAAAGTATGGTAGCTTTATATGAAAATGGTATACTACCTCACATACAAATTCATGACGAGGTAGATATCTCTGTTGAATCTGATGCAAAAGCAGAACAAATAATTGAAATAATGGAGTCGGCTGTGGAATTAAAAGTACCTAATAAAGTTGACTACGAGTCAGGTGCTAACTGGGGTGAAATTAAGTAATGGCTTTTCTTAATGCAAACATTCCTCCTACTTATGCACAAATAAGAAGGGAATATTTATATGACTGTAAAAAACATCATGGCGAAGTTGAAGACTGTATTATCTTCGGCATCACAAGTATGGGCGGACGTGCAATACTCTGGCATGCTCTTATGGAAAACGGCGCAATATTTTATCGCCTCCCTATTAGTGCATTTATCCAACGCGGTTTCAAAGTCGAAGACGTACCACGAAGACGATTGGATGAACTGGAGTTGTGGAATTCTTTTAGCTATCATCCTGCTGTTACTAGTTGGTCTATTTTAAGCGCAGCTTCAGGAAAATATATTGGTAAAGATAAACAGTGGCACTATGGTGCATATCTTTTTACAGTTGACTGGGCACATCCAGATGCTAATATACTAGATACTGATCATTCAGAGATCCCACACGAACATAAGTGTGCACACATCATCGCTCTAGATGATGGAAATTATGCAGCTCAACCAAACAATAGATGTATTTGGGACTTACCTTCATTTACAGTGAAAGATAGCACGCCTGATTGGAAAGTACAGACTAACGAATGGAATGTAGAGGACACCGGAGCGTGGAAAACTGAAGATACAGATAACTTCTTCTATGAAATAGAGGAGAAGAAATAAGGATGTTAAATGAATGTAGTAGATCTGTTAAAAAAAAATGTAGTAATGGTACCAGTGATTGCATCCTTATTAGTAGGGACATTCACAGGCGTTAAGTATATTGTAGATCTAACAGAGACTATTAATAAGAATCAAGCAGAAATTACTATAATAAATGACACTCATTTATTAAATTTTAAAACATACATCGGACAATTAAATACCAATCAAAATGCAATCATGCTGGGTATTGAAAGAGACAAAGCAAACAGAATTGTATCTGATGATAAAATGAAAACCATGGAAGAAAAAATAAATGAAATGGAACAAGATTTTAAAACTTTTTTAATAATGCGTAGTCAGTTAAGTGGAGATAATTAATATGGAGTGTGCCAGTATGAACTACTATTTTACAGGTTTATTAGTCCTAGCTTTTGTTATATTAACAGTTATTGTAGCACCAATATGAAAGTAAGTGAAAATACATCAATAAGCATGCCAATGAAAAATATGCTAGCAATCATTGCTGGTGTAGCCATGGGTGTGTTTGCGTACACAGAGGTGACTAGCAGACTAACATCATTAGAGACATCGCGTGAGTTATTTCAAGCTGATTTATTAAAAAAGAGTGAGCAATTGCCTACCGATCAAGAACAATACATGTTGATAGAAGACTTATACAAGACAACAGAGAAGTTAGAAATAACTCAAGAACAAAACATGACTAACAAAGTCAACATAGAATTCCTAAAAGCACAACTAGAAAAAGCGTTGGCTGATGTAGAACAATTAAAAGATAAGGTAAGAGCAAATGGCAACGGGACGAGTCACTAAAAAAGTTTTAGATTATATAGCTCAAATAAACAAAGAAGCTAAACAAATGAGTTATGTCAAAGATTTAAAAAAAGAAGTAGAAACTGGCAAGCATGGTACACAAAAATATGTACTAAAGCAAGGACCTAACAAGGGTAAAATAGTATGACAGAAATTGTTATAGCTTTACTTATGATTGTTAATGGTGAAATTAAAGAGCACAGAATACAAGAGTCTATGTCAAATTGTTTAAAAGGTAAGAGAATCGCGATGCGTTCTAATACAGGGAGTAATGTAGAATATCATTGTTTAAAATCAAAAGCAGAAACAGAAATTTATATGGGTGAAAAATCTATAAAAAAGCTTATACTAAAATAATGAAAAAAACTAAAAACGTAAATTTTAAAACAGAGATAGTAACAGGTGAATGTGAAGGTTGTGAGCTAACTACTTTATTAGTTAGTATTGATAATACATTTTTTAGATGTATTAGTTGTGGAGAAGATCTAGAACAAAAAGTAAATGGTGTAATTAAATATATCAAAGTTAATAAAAACACAGATCTATCTAGACATGGCGAAAAAGTTTAAATCATTCGAAACACGTGATAAGCCTAAAAAACGTGGGCCTCGTCAACACAAAAAATCATTAAACAAAAACGAAAAACGTCAAAAATCTCAACGAAGGTACAAAGGTCAAGGGTAAAATGATTAAAGTAGTTTTGTTGATGGTGTTGTGCAGCGAGATAGCTGCGAATGATTGTAAGGTTATACCTACCTCTCAAATATTATTTGATGATTATAACTCTTGTATAATATATGGCTATGAGTATTCGTATAAATTAATGTCAAGTTTTGATCCAAAATGGACTAACAAAGTTAAAGCCTATACAAAATTTTCCTGCGAAACAGCTAAGACAGTTTAGAACTATTCTAAATTGTTTGCCGGAGCTTAAAGCTCACGGCAAACAAAAGGTGTGAGAAGAGGTCTTCAGAATACCTTAAAAAAATATTACTTGCAATAGTTTATTTACTATTGTATCTTCCCATATATTAATACAAATGAAAGTGAGAAAACAATGGCTGATCCAGCAAAATTTAAGTCCGTTAGCGTATCTACTGCAACTTATAAAATTTTAAATTTTTTAAGACAAGGTAAAATTACTGACGCAGATTTAACAATTAGTAAAGCAATAGAAAGTATAGCAAAGAAAGAAGCAAAAAAACATGGATACAAAAACGGTAAAGAATAAAATTATTTGTCCACAGTGTAAGGGCAATGGATATGTTAGGGCTGTTCTTGAAGAAGGTAGAGAAGAGTTTATAGCAGATTGTAAAAAGTGTAATAACCAAGGAGAGATAAATGAAAAATAGAGAAAACGATATAGCATACAAAGAACTTAATACACCACTTGTAACTGATATGTTAAACATGATGCAATTTGTGTATGGAGATAAAAATATAAGAGGAAAATTTGATAAAGTATTTGTTGAAGATAAAGAAAAAATGTCAGCACCTATTTTTTCTGCATTAACTGCTTTTATATTATCAACAGCACTAATGATGAGGATGCCGGGACAAGAAAAAATTCCTGTTTCTACAGAATTACCTACTGATGTTGTATTAAAACAAATACAAAGTGCCATGGATTCTATTGAAGTGTTTTTTAAAGATCCTGATTTAAAAAGTGACTTAATTAAATGTTTAGAACTTTATATACTGAATGGAAAATGGGCCGGAAAAGCTGCAGTTGACGAAGATCATTTTTATCATTTAAAAGATAAGAAAAAAGATAATTAAATAAAAGGAGAGATAGATGAGTGAAGAAAAATATAAACCATTACCATATGATATGTTTATTGAAGAAAGTATGATTGATGGACAAGGATTGTTTGCATCAACAGACATTGATAAAGGTACAAATTTAGGTGTATCTCATATTGAAATTGAAATAGACAAAATGAGTTCTAAAGAATTAATAAGAACACCTCTTGGTGGGTTTATTAATCATCAACCTGTTGAAACAATACCTAATGAAAAAAAAGAATTAGTAGAAGTTTCTGGTCCCAATTGTGAAAAAATAAAAAACAGGCCTGAAGGAAATAAAACTGAATGGAATCTTGTAGCACGTAAAGATATTAAAGCGGGAGAAGAGTTAACTTTAGAATATACTTTTTATGACCCATTATAAAAAACTTTTAAAGGATAAAAAAAATGTATAAAGATAAAGAAAAGAAAAAAGAAAATTCTAAAAAATATTATATAAAAAATAAAGAAATTCTTTTAGAAAAAAATAAATTATATTATATAAAAAATAAAGAAATTCTTTTAGAAAAACATAAATTATATAAAAAAAACAATTACGACAGACTTTGGGAAAGTAATAATGAATGGAATAATTCTGAATATGGTTTTATTATGAACTTATATACTTCAGCAAAAAAAGAATCTAAAAAAGGTAGACATGGAAAAAATATTCTTGTTCGTTTTGAATTTACAAAAAAAAGTTGGTGGCAACACTGGTTAAGTCAAAAAGAAAAATATGGAATGAAATGTCCTTATAGTAAAGTAGAGATGACTCACATTAGAGGGACTCAACGCGGAAAAACTTCATTAAAAAAAACCCCTACTAATATATCTAAAGATCAAATATGGCCTGGTCGTGGTTATACTGTTGATAATTTAGTTTTTTGTACTGTAAAATTTAACAGTGATAAAAAATCAATCACTCCTGATGGTTGTCAAGCAGTTATAGATGTTCATAATGAAATGATGAATAGATGGATGATTAAAATTAATTTTAAAAGTAAATTAGACAAAACAGATATCTCTAAACTTAATAAAGATGGTGTTAGTTTTTTTGCTCAAGAATTAAATAAATTAAAAGAAAGTATTGGTGAAGAAGGAATGAAACAATTTTATCAAGTAGCTTATGAACAATCTAAAAAAGAAAGGATAAAAAATGAAACACAATAATTGTTTTGTATATCCTAAAACTGTAAGAGAAGCGATAGAGGGTAAGCGTCATTATGATACCGGTAAAGAAAAGTTACCAAGTGTTACGACGATTCTATCTGCTACTCAAGACCCGGAGAAGGCACAATCATTAAAAGCGTGGCGCGATCGCGTGGGAGAGGAGAGCGCGACGCGGATCGTGGATGAGGCGGCAGCTAGAGGTACTGCAATGCACAAAATTCTTGAGCGATATGTAGGAGAAGAAGGTTATTTAGACCTAACTAAGGTAGGTTTAAATGCTCATAACATGGCCATTAGAGTGATAGAGCAGGGTTTATGTAACGTTTCTGAGTATTATGGTATCGAATGTACCCTTTTTTATCCAGGGCTATATGCGGGCCAAACAGACATGGTTGGAATACACAAAGGTGAGGATGCTATTATAGATTTTAAACAAACAAATAAACCTAAACGTGATGAGTGGATTGGGGATTATAAACTTCAATTAGCGGCTTATGCTATGGCACATAACTACACACACAAAACAAAAATAAAAAAAGGTGTAATTATGATGTGTAGTAAAGATA